TGGATAGCTAACCATGAAGGTGAAATTCAAAAACCAGTATGGATTCAAGGAGAAGACGAACTAGGAGAACTTTGTCATCAGTTACATCAAGAGAACTGTTGTTTTTACATAAATGATACTAACTCTGAATTTGATGCAATTATTATAAATGACCCTAGAGATACTGAAGGTGACTTTTGGTTGACACGTTTTCAGATGGGAAGCGACACTTTTGATGAATTATACGACAAAATAGGTAGTGAAGTTATGGTCGTGTTTACTAAATACCCACCGCATCAAGTTGGTCGGTTTGTCTTAAAAATATTAAGTCAAGATTAAGTTTTCTTATATAATTTCTTACGATTTTTGCTAAGTGGCACATCTTCGTAAAATAGTTTGTATTCAATTTGTTTCAAAGTCAGATTCTAATGAATCATTGTTTCCTTATTTAACTATTATATTATTGCATATAGGTCAAGTAAGCACCACTATTGTAAGTTGACCAAGCGTGATATCCCTGTGTCAGCCATTTATGATAAGCTGTAGCGATGTTCTGACTTGGATCTAATATCTCTTGCCCATGCAACTGAAGTAGACCAAAATCTTTAAGACCATCATAGTTAGCTGGGCTAATTGCATTTGGATTACAACTACTTTCTGCATGAGCAATAGCCAACATGATATGCCAATCCCATGAATATTGAGCCATGAGATTAGCATAACAATCTGTTGGTACAATAGGTGCTACTGGTTGAATAGTAGCTTGTGCTGTATTTACAGCCGATATGGCAGGTTTTTCCTGCAAAGTTGCCTTGTGTATCGGCTTTATTTTTTTGACATCGTAACAACGGTTTTTTGTGCGTCTATGTGTGATTGGTAATTAATACCTCCAATGAACGCTGCTATACCTGTAATGAGTACAGTTATAACAATAGTTTTAGCTAGTTCAATTCTAGCTTTCTTATTAGTGTTTATTTCTTTTGTCATGGCGTTTACCCTTTCTTTTAATGACTCTCTAATACTAGCATAAGCGTTATATAATGTCAAGATTTAACACGTCTTTTTTGAGGTTTCCATGATTTACCCTGGTATTCTACCGTAAGTTTTACATTGGGTTTGTCAGAGTAACAAGCTTCAAATATCTTCCACTTTAACTTCCAAACATCAGTAGCATAGCCCTTTGTTTCACAATACTCCGTATCTCCATTGTTATGGAATATTACAAAGTCTATGTAGTAATTACATATGTGGAAACCATTCACTTCTAAGGGTATTTTTACTTGCTCTTGATAGTCTTTTATGTCTTTGGCTTTCTTGCGCAATTCTAGTTCCTGTCCTTTAGAAGCCTCAAACTTACTATCATATTTACCTTGTTTAGCAGTCTTATAATAGGAGTTCTTTTGAATATACATATCAATCCATGTATTTAACTATGTACCATAGATTAAGTAATAACCAAAATGGACTTACTGTACACGCTAATATTACTGATATTATAAAAATCATTTTCCTGCCCAAAACTTTTCATTAAGTACATTAAGAACTAATAGTCGTTCATTAAGTAGTCTGTTTCTATCAGCTTCAAGACTTAATGTTTTGTTGTTGTTATCTTTTAACTTAGCATCTATTACACCAAGTCTTAAGTTTAGTATGTCTTCAGAGTAAGTTAATAGTCTTTTGTACTCTCGATCTGTTTGGTCGTATGTTATTCCAGGTGCAAGTACTTCTTCTTGTTCTTCTAAATGATTAAGAGCTATCTCGCCTAAATTGTGACTTCTCTTTGCATCGTTATACTGTTGGGCTTCAAGATTGCTTCTTTTTATAGCTTCCTCTCCACCACCATGTTCATGACTCATCACTTATCTCCTTTGTATATATTTGCTAATTCAATTCTGCGTTTATCGTAATATTTATCTATGTCCCCATCTTTTTTAACTTCAAAATAAAACTTAGTAAATTCTTCTACTTGTAATTGCATTGTTAAAACTTCTATAAGTTGTTTAATGGCTTGGTGGGTGTAAGCTTGATATTCATATAGTTTTTCAGCAGGCATAACTATTTGTTTGCCTTTTGGATTACTCATAAACTCCGCACTTGATTGTTCTAATAATTGACCAAGTATTTTATATAATTTTTCATCTAAAGTCATAGTAATGCTATCCTTTAATTCTCCTTTAATTTATTATTTAAGTTCATCACTTAATCTCCAAATCAATTGTACTTAATTGTTTACAATGTGGACATTCAAATTTTATTATTTTAGTTGGCATCTATTATGTCCATTTTTTGTTTAATAACTATTGTTGTCAAGGGATCGTTATCATCACCAATGTGAGATTCGTCTTTATCTATTTCGTAAATAGCCATGTTGCCATTTTTCAAATATTGAACTACTTGTATCAAATCATATTTACTCATCGTTTCGTTTCCTTATATCCTTTATTATTAAATATATTGCGATTACTGTAAAGATTAACAATGGCCATAATGTTTTAAGTAATAAGACCATAAAGTCGTAAGTAGTAATAGTTTTCATACTACTTTAGTACGTTTGCTTATTCTGCCCCCACGGCGCCCAGCTTTTCTAGCAAGGTCAATATTAGCTGCGAAACCTTTACGACCTTTTACTTTTCCACCTATTCTACCTATATTACGATAGAAGTCTTCACCATATTTTTCTTTATTAGTTTTAACGGTTTGTAAGCCGCCTGCTCGTGTTCCACTCATATTACATATCTCCTTTCAGGTGATTATATATTGATTTAATTATTGCTATTATTCCTGTTATTAATCCTGCTACAATTGCTAAAAACAAAGTTGCTATTGTGCTAAATATTGTTAATGCTAGCCAAATGATTAATCCTATAAAAAACAAAGTAACTATTATGTGCATATTAGTAACCTAGTATTCCTTGCAACCATTCAGGGTTATCTTTAGGTGCTATAACTTCTGCCTGGAGCGATTTAAAGCGCCTGTTAGCCTTTACTTTATCAGTAGCTGGGTACTTACCCATTTCTTGTAGTTTTCTACGTATACGGGTTATTGTTTCGGGTGATGTTACTTTCATAAATAGTTCTTGTTGCGCAGGGCTAAGGTATAAACCTTGAGTTTCCCATACCCTTAGCATTAATGTTTTATCACTTGATCTAGTTTCTGGGTGCATTTCTAATATGTTTTCAGTTTGTGTTCTTTTCTTCATCTTATTTTGTCCCTTTCTATGAAGGCTATGATAGCCCAACATAAGACTGTGCCGATGATATAACCACCAGCTATTTCAATTATTAATATAAAGTTACTCATGGCTAGTAAGGAACTGAGTCCATTAGTTTAGCCACATCTTCTTCGGTAATGTTTACCGCATCAATATCTATTTCAGGTTCAAGTGTTACTGGGTCTTTAGATTCACGCTTGGCATCTTTAGCCCACCAGTCTATATCTGCAATAGCTTTGTCCATTTCGGACATCTTAACTTTGTTTACTTCTTTACCAAGTAGTTTACTAAGTAGGTTTAATACTTCGTCAGCTTCTGGAAATTCTCCCCAACTGTTGTATGTCCATTTAATTTTGTTAATTAAAAATGCTATTTGTTTGGCTGTAATGTAACGATCAGTTGTTGTTGAATGTCCAGTCGGTGCTGTGTTTACTTTGGCTTTGTGCATTTCGTCAGCTGATGCTATTGATTCAATAACACCTATACCCATAAAACCAAGCGCTCTACCTACGGCTGATGTTTCAGCGTTTTCTAGTGCAGCTGTTTTGTTTACCATTCCGTCACCAATTACAGCTTGTGAGTAGGCTGTAAATTGTCGCATAGATTCTTTTATATCAGGTCTTACAATAGCCTGTATAATAATCATCTCGCTAGTTGGTTCAGATACAAGGTTAGTAATAATTGATCCATTAGGATAGTTCTCATTGAAGAATTGTACTCGGTCGGACACTAGGACATATTTTTTGCCTTTGATGTCTATTGCTTTGCTGGTTAATGATTTATTAGTCATAGGTCAAAATCCTCCATAGGTTTATTAATATTGTGTATATATTCTAATAGTAGATTCTTTATGTCAGATACTATTTGAGATTGTTCTTCCATAGCAGATGATAAATCGTCTAATGAATCAGTTAGGTTTGTTAATAGTTCTTCGTCCATTTTATTCACCTATGCCTCTCCAGTACTCAGCGTCTAACCACTCAGTATCTTCATTTTCTGTTTGTCGGTTTAGTTCTGCATAGTAATCAGAATCAGATACTCCTGAGCAATCTTGGGCTGAGCATTCTACGTGCATCTCATCACATGCTTTGTCGTACCATACGCTAAGGTCTTTGTGTGAGCAGACAAACTCATCATTGTCACCAAGAACCCAAGTTCCTGTGTCTATGTGTTTTACGTTAATAGTTGTTTTCATAGGGCGTTTACTCCTTTAATTAATTTACATTTATAATTATAAGCTTAAGTATAGGCTATGTCAACACTTTTTTTATATAAATACTATGTGATATTTCTCACATTAAAAATAGCCCCAATAAAGGGACTATTAAGGGGCAAGAGAGTTGAGAGTAAACGCACTAATAACTAGCGCCCCTTATATATTATACAGTACTTGATTATATTTATTTTGTTATGTTACTATAAGCATGTTGAATCGGTGCATCAAAGTACATTAAAGGGATCACCCTCCCGCTAATAAGATTTTTTTCATTTTAATCGACAATCGAACTTTTTTTACTCCCAAAAGAGAACTAACAAAAAACATAAAGGAGCCTGCGCACTAGGCTCTTTTTTAATTGGCTTGACAGTAATGCTTACTAGGCTTAATATAGATATAACTATTTGTAACCTCAGATAGATAAAAGGCTCCGTATCGTGGAGCCAAACGTTGTAACCTATAATTAATTATAGACCAACCAATCTATTTGTCAACATTTAGTTATAAATACTTTTACAAATTAGTTCTCAGCACTAAACAAAACTGTAGTTATGATCTCGCTCAGGTATAGCTAATAGTGTGTGATAAATCCAGGCTCTGATTAATACCGCTAAACGTCAACCTGGTCTAACGCTGAGGGTGTAAGACAAAAGTTCCAGCCAGATGACTGCAGAAACCATGTGCTGGTCGACAATATATGTCAACTTAGACCCTCTGTGTTACACATTAAGATCCACTAACTTAAAGTAAAAGTAATAACAAGAGGGTAACCTAGCTACAGGTAAGGCGGAGATAGTGCCTAAAAATAGTATTGACATTATATAGAGCTTATGTTATACTTATATAGAGTTAGGTTAACTAACGTACTTACAGCAAGTTGGAACACTCCTACTGTAAAGAGCGTAAAACCTAACTTTTTTAATTGGTGTTATAATGTAGTTAATATGGCTGAAGCTAAAATTAAACGCAAACCTACTGTTAAACAAAAAATAGCTATTAAACATATACTCAATGGTGACAGTGTAAGCAAAGCTATGATTAAGGCAGGATACAGTCCTAAAACAGCTAAAGACCCACAAAGATTGACTAATAGTGGTGTATTCATAGATACGCTGGAAAAAACTGGGATTAGTGATGATCTACTTGCCCAAACCTTATTAGATGGATTAAATGCAACTAAAACTATAGTAATGGGTAAAGAAAGCTCTGAGAGTTTTGTAGATATACAACCTGATATACCTACAAGACTTAAAGCATTAGATATAGGACTTAAACTTAAAGGACACAATAGAGATAACACAGTAACTAACAACACAATTGTATTACCAATCTTAGGGGGCATAAGTGTACAAACACACGACAGCAACGAAGAAATTAACACAACTATCCAAGAGGATTAGAGGAGTAGCTGGCGGTACATCTGCTGGTAAGACTATATCTATTCTTCAGATACTCATAGACTATGCTCAATCACGAGATAACCAGATGATTAGTGTAGTGTCTGAATCATTCCCACACCTTCGTAGAGGAGCTATGAGGGACTTCTTAAGTATCATGCAATCACACAACTATTTTGATGATAATGCTTGGAGCAAGACAGATTTTACATATACATTTGAAACAGGCAGCAAGATAGAGTTCTTTAGCGCAGATCAACCAGGTAAAGTAAGAGGACCAAGACGAGATATACTATTTGTTAATGAAGCTAACAACATAGATTACGAAAGCTTTGACCAACTTCGAATAAGAACCCGTAAAGTAATATGGCTCGACTGGAACCCAACTAATGAGTTTTGGTGGTATAGCGAGATAATACCAAACTATGATGTGGACTTTATTACCCTTACATATAAAGACAATGAAGCATTAGACAAATCAATCATTTCAGATCTAGAATCGCACAAACATAATAAACAATGGTGGCAAGTATATGGACTAGGACAGCTTGGAGAGCTTGAGGGTAAGATATTTACTAACTGGCAGATAATAGATGAAATACCTCACGAGGCACGCTTGGAGCGTAGAGGCATGGACTTTGGTTACTCTAACGATCCAACAGCCATAGTAGATATATATCATTACAATGGTGGCTTTATACTTGATGAGATGCTGTACCGCAAAGGATTAAGTAATAAACAGATAGCAGACTTTTTGAACAATGCCCCAGAACCAGAAACACTAATCATGGCAGACAGTGCCGAACCTAAGAGCATAGATGAACTTAGAATGTATGGTGTTAACGTACTACCAGCTCAGAAAGGTGCAGGTAGTATATTGCAGGGTATACAGTATGTACAAGACCAACGCATCAGTATGACCAAACGCAGTTTAAACCTTATAAAAGAGTATAGAAACTATATGTGGAAAGCAGATAAACTAATGCCAGACAAGTATTTAAACATAGCAGAGGATATGAACAACCACATGATGGACGCACTACGTTATGGATTAGAGGGACACATTAAGAACTTTGATAAGAATGTAGGACTAGTAGACGCCACACCAAGACCAGATAAGATTAAATCATTTGTAGTCAACGAAGACGGAGATGCTGAAGCATTTCATATTGACTTAGGTGAAGTGGCTAAACGAAGTCAAGAAGAGGAGTGGTATCAGTGAGAATAACAATATACATTTATCATAATCAAACACCACGCAGAATGTGGAAAATGATGCACTGCTTAGATTGTAAAAGACCCATGTTTAAATATTCAGCTAATGAGTTAGTAATTAGTAATAGTGGAATTGATATAAACAATTATGAACCAGGTTCACAAGTCATAGAGTTTAAGTGTCATAATTGTATTCAGTTATATAATATATGGTTTCAATAAATGAAATATAACACCTTAGAAAACAATTTCAATTCACTAATAAACCATTTAGTGTTATTATCTACTTATAGGCAACTATAACCAGCCCCACATGATTGGGGTTTTTTAATTTAAGGAGCATTACATGTCAACACAATGGGATTATGGTTCAGCAGCACCAGCCTTTGACGATACTAAAGTAGACAGGATTGGTGATAGACCACCTGAAGTTATTGATGAACTTCCATCACTATCATTAGACATACCTGATGTAGATATTGTTAAGAACTTAAACAATCGTATTATGGACTCACAGGGTTACTGGAACGATAGTGTAGGCTATAACATGTCTAAGGTACTTAACGATAACCAAAGACTGTACTTAAACAAACAGCAAGACACTAGACAGCTATATAGATATCAGATGCCATATAATGAAAATCAAGTATATGTAGCAGTACAGGCTATTAAAGCATATCTTACTGCTCGTACTCCTGAACCAGAAGTAAGCCCAAGCCAAGACACACCAAGAGCACGCAAGTTTGCTATGGACTTAGAAAAGATATTGATGGCTCACTCCATGAAAGTACAGCTATCTAAGATGCTTGAAGATTTAGCACAGCTAGCACTTATTAAGCGTGTAGGTTTCCTAGAGTTAGAGTTTGACCCAAGCGTTGGTAAAAACGGTGAGATTGTACCAAGAGTTCGTGATCCAGAACATTGTTGCGTAGACAAGAACGCTATGCAGACTGACAACCCAGCATTCTTTGCAATCACTATAAAGATGTCAGTTAATGAAATGTGTAGTAGATGGCCAGAGAAAAAAGAAGAAATCTATGCACAGTGTAATATTGTTCGTGGAACATATAAACAGCTAGAGCAAGTAGTGTCTATTCGAAAAGTTTACTTAACTCATTACGATAAAAAGTACGAACCACACGAAGGTTTAGTATATTACTTTAATGATTGCGTACTAGAAAAGATGAAGAACCCTAACTGGTTATATGCAGACAAAAGCAAGAACTTTAGCGACACACCAATTAAGCCAATCATAGCTCTTAACTTTGACAATGATGGTTCACACTGGATAAGTCAGACATCAGCCGTAGAACAAGCCATGCCTATGCAGAACATGCTTAACAAGAGGGGTCGACAACTATCCGAACTAGCCGACAAAGCTAACGGTGTTCTAGTAGTATCAAGTGAAACAGGTTTATCTAAAGACGACCTTCAGAACTTAACAATGGATCCTAACCAAAGATTAATCATTAAGACTACTAACAAGCCAGCATCAGACTTAGTTTATCAATTACCACCACCTCAGATAGCTCCATTCCTATATCAAGACAAGATGGACATTCGTGGTCAAGTAGGTAACATTATGGGCGCACCTGTTGACTTCACTGGACAAGATGACAAAACAGGTTCAGAAGATACACTTGGTCAATCAATGCTTAAGAAAAATCAAGCCGCAGGTAGACAAGACTTATACATTCGCTCCATAGATAGATTCATGAATCAATACTTTAACTTACTATTTCAGATGATGATTGTTTGGTATAACGAAGACCACATGTTTGTATACAACGGTAACGATGGTGAGTTTGATTACCTAATAGCTAATAGATACTTATTTGATGAAGGTATAGCTGTTCAGGTTAAAGCAGGTTCAACACCACCAATCGATAAGGAACGCCAAGAAGCTATTGCATTACAGTTAGCTAAGATGGGTGTTCTAAGTCCACTAGACATATACAAGATGCTTCACTTAATGAACCCACAAGGTCTATACGATAACTACTCCAAGTTCAAAGCAGACCCAATGTCACTTGCTCGTGATGCTATGACTGATGTAGACGAAACCAAAGCTTACATGGCATGGACTATTATTCGTGCAGGTAAGACACCACCAGAACCTAAAGACTGTAACCAAGATTTTGTACTTACACTACGAAAGATTATGCTCACTGATGAGTTCCTTGATAGCAAGAAGCCAGTACAGAACGCATTCCTTAAGTTTGTAGACAAAGCCATTACAAGCCTAGAGTTACGCACTAGCCTTGATCAGATGAGCCAACAAGGTGTAGAAGAACTTAAGCCTGAAGTACCTATTCAACCACCTCAGCAACCTATGATGCCAGGACAACCTCCTATGGGCGGAGCAATACCTCCTATGGGTGGACAGCCACCAATGGGTGCACCTAGCGCAATACCACCACAGCCAATGCAACCACCAATGCCAATGATGCCACCACAACCTATGGGACAACCTCCAATGGGTGCAGGACCAATAGCACCAGGTGGACCAGTACAAAACGGTACACCACTTATGAACCCAGCTAATCCTCAGATGCCACCAGCTGGAAACGTAACAAGCTTGCCTACTTTATAGTTCTATATGGTATAATAAAATCTAAGGAGGAATAATGGATACAAATTCAATTCCAGGTCTTACGCTCAGTCCGAGCTTAGACGCTAAACTAAACGCACTAGATGACAACTTACAACCTATTGAAAAGGAGGAATTAAAGAGTGAAGACATACCAGCAGAGGAAACAGTCGAAGAGAATGACACAACTGAGGAAGTTAAAGAAGAACTTGAAGCTGATGAATCTGATGAAACAGCAGAGGATACTGAAGAAGTCGATGATAAAGAAGATGCAGAAGAACCAGCAGAAGACAACGCTTACACAATAGATGAGGGTGATGAAGAAGAAGATGCTGAACCTGCACCGACTAACTCAACTCAAGCTAGCCCTAATCAATTCACAGCTGAACAGCAATACATATTAGACAATATAAGTCCTATTAGAGTTCGTGGAGAAGTTGATGGTAAAGTTAATGAATACGAAGTATTAGCACCAGACCAGTTACCACAGGGCTTTAAGTTTCTTGATGACCGAGATATGGCACTAGCTACTAAGTCATTTGCTATGCTTGAAACTAAAGCTGAACAGTTACAGAATGATTATAGAAACCAAGCAAGTGTTAAAGCAGGACAAGAGTTTAAGGCTAGAGAAGATGCTGCAGACCGACAAGACATAGGCGAACTACAAAGAAGTGGTGACATACCTAAGTTCACTACACCTGCTAATGACCCTAAGTTTGACCAAGACCCTGGTGTTCAATTAGTCCAAGAAATACTAGACTTTAAAGAATCACAGAACCAGAAGTACATGGACGAATATAATGCAGGTAGACCATACAAGCACATAGGTTTTGAAGAAGCATTTAGAATGTTTAAACAGACTCAACCAGCTAAGGCTAACCCAGCCCAAGTCAAAGAAGACGCTGAACGAAAGAACGTGGCTAAGAGAACTACTGGCAGTAAAAGCAACAAAGATGACACACCTAGACAAAGACCTGTACTAAGAAACAGTAGAGATATTGATAGTTTTATTGAGAACCTAGACTGGTAATAAATTAATAAGAAAGGAACGCCATGATTAAACTACCTAATAATTGGAAAGAAAACATACAGTTTAGAGATTTTATAGCCCCTGCTACTCAATACAGAGAGATAGCTGTAATGATATTGATACTTATCAATGATGATAAGCAGATGTGGGCGTATGAACAAACTGTACTTGCACTAAATAATGAAGGTAAAAAAATGAATCCAAAAACTGCGTATGACAAAATGTTATATGGTATACCAACTGCTGCAGCACAAACAGAACGAGCTTTGAGTCCTGATGATTATGAACAATATGATGTTATAACTAATGACAATTGGAAAGTATTCATAGACCCTAATTTAACGATATATAAAGGAGATAAATAAATGCACAATTGGTGGATCGCAGCATTAGAACACGCTGGCATATGGACAAGAGAACAAGCAGAGCATGTTAGCAACAACATTAAACTAACTACTCACCGAGAAAACTATAAAGAAGCTTATGGCGAATTAATGGACATTCTTGAAAAGGGTAAGTTTGAAACTCAGGGCGTTGTTAAACAATTAGGAAGTGATGTAGCACATTTAAAATCTGTTGCTGAAACTAAGCCTATTGCAAAGCCAAAGAAAGTCTAGTATTATCAATACATAGGCAAATAAATCTAGCCCCTCTTATGAGGGGTTTTTTTATTTAACCTAAAACAAACTAAATAAAGGAGATCACATGGCAGGAATGGTTTTTACTGATAGAGTGGCAGATATCACTTATCAGGACATACTTCCATCGATTGTTGACCAAATCAACAACTCGAACGTTTTCTTGGCTCGTATACTTAACAAGCCAGGCACATGGAGAGGTATCTATGAGGCACAGCCTATAGAAACCGCTAACAGTACAACGGGTGGTTCATTCTCAGGAATGGATACTTTCCCAACAGCAGCAACTAACAATACACGTCTTATGACTTGGTACTTGGCAGCTTTCGAGCAGTCAGTTGTAGTACCTGGTATTGAACGAGCTGTAAACGCTAACAACGAAAAGCAAGTTCTAATGCTTCTTAAGACTCGTCTTGATGAAGCTAAAATCTCAGCTCTACAGGCTGTTGGACAAATAGCTTACGGTGTTGGTTCAGGAAAAGACTTTGACGGTCTTGGACTAATCGTAGACAACGGTACTAACTCTAGCTCTTACGCTGGTCTTACTCGTACTACAAACACTTTCATTAACGCTGACGTTACAGCTGTATCAAGCGGTATCATTACTCTTGATTATCTTTCAAGCGAATTTGATAACGTATCTGCTGCAAGCTCAACTTCAGAATCTCCAACAATTGGACTTACCACAAAAGCTATCTGGACTTACATCGAAGGACTTATCCAACCTATGGTTAGTGCTCGATACGAAACTCTACAGCTTCGTGGTTATGATCGAATTGACGGTGGTACACCAAATGGTGAACTTCGCCCAAGTGGTGAAAAGACTTCAGGTTTCGCTGGATTCAACGCTATTAGTTATAGGGCTCGCCCACTAGTAGCTGATGACAACGCTACTTCACAGACATTCTTCTGGCTAAACGAGAACTACATGGAATTCAAACGCCTAGTAGATTCATCTCTAAAGCAAGTTGCTTCAACTGTTGAAGTTACTGAAGGTTACTACAAAGACGTACCAGCACCTAGTGCATGGCAGTTCAGAGAATTAATTGCTCCTGTTAACCAGTATGGTGAAGTAGGTCTTCTAATTCTTATGGGTAACCTTATCCACAGACAACCTCGAAGAAATGGTAAACTAACTGGAATAACATCTAACTAAGGTTAGAAGAAAGGATTATTTATCATGGACGTAGGTATACGAACTCTAGCGGAACAAGACATAAATACTCTTGCAACTTCGCAACAAACACAATTAGGTGCAGTCGGTGTAACAGCTGATGGCCGAAAATACCGATATGTAAAATTCGGTGGTACATCAACAATTGCCCCAGGACAATTACTATTGACTCCTCCAGTTACAGCTAACTACCAAGGTAGAACAATTACAGCTGTTGGTACTGGTGGACAAGTCACTGCTAACTTATCAGCAGGTGCAACCCAAATCGTTATCACTAACGGTTCAACAGCAGTTACTGCCGACCAATTTGCAGAAGGATACTTAGAAGTTTTAGTTGGTTCATCTGGTACAAGTGGTTCTTACTCTTACAAGATTAAGGGAAACACAGCAGCAGCAGCAAGTGCAACTTTTACAGTTTACTTAAGCGAACCATTACGAAACACAACAGCATTAGTACCTGGTACTGATACTGTAAACCTTAACCCAAGCCTTTATAGCGCTATTGCAGCTCCTGGTACAACAAATGATGTTCCAGCTGGTGTAACCGTTGTTCCAGTTCCTAACACTTCAAGTGTTACTAACTACGGTTGGGTACAAACTGGTGGTCCAGCGTTGGTACTTAGCGATACTTCAGCAATTCTTGTTGGTAGCGCTGTAGGTATTAGCACAACTGCTGGTACTGTAGCTATTGCAACCGCAGCAGCAGCAGCTTATGTTGGTTATGCACACGCAGCTAACGGTAGTGCTTCTAAAGCAATTCCAGTTCTATTGAACATTAACTAATATCCTTTAAGGAGGGGTACTTAAATGGCAATAATTAATAAAAACCGCCTATTAGAGAAGTACGTTCAAGTTGTTCGTTTAGACGGCTTGAATACTAACAAAAACGTAAACATCGGTGTAGCAGCGGGTGGCTCAACAGCCACCTTAAGCGTAGGCTCTGGTGGTATTAACACAACTGGTTCTATAACTGGTGCCGTATTAGTACCTGCCACACAAAGCGCTTTAGTAGGAGCAACTGTAGTTCTTACTGCTGCACAATCAGGTGGTGTATTCATAAACCGTTCTACAAGTGGTTCTCCATCATGGACACTACCTGCAGCATCAAATGGTTTAGAGTATACATTTATTACTGCAAACACAACAGCTGGTTTCACTGTTACCGCAGCTGGAACTATTTATGCTAAAACTTCTGCAACAGGTACAGCTGTATCTGGAACAACCTTGACTAATACTCAAGCTACAGCAGTAGTTGGTGATGCAATAACTCTAGTTTCTGATGGTACTGGTTGGCGAATGACCGCTCAAACTGGTATCTTTACAGCAGCTTAGTAAATTAAGGATAAAATATGCAACAAGCTGGTAGAGAACTTACAAGCGTAGATTTGCGTGTTGTTACCGCTGACAAGCAGGACTTTCTTGGTTCTACTGGTCAGACTGGTGACGGACGTGTATTTAGAT